GAACTTGTTTATCTCCAATAAAAATAAAGTGATCAAGTTCTGGTTCTTCAGGGAGCTTGTTAAAATCACAAATATTATAAGTCGAATCTTTTATATCCGCTAATTCGTGCCTATGAAGATAAAAACTAATACTATCCATTTCCCATTTACTAATATTTCCTAAACAGTATTTTTCCCAATTTTCGTTGAACAAAGCCTTATTTAATTCTTCTAAAATTTCATCTTTATTAGCTTTTAAATAAGCTCTAATGACATTCATTTTTATATTATAAATAGAATCCCAATCAGTTTGTTTAATTAAAGGTCTATCTTTAAATTCAACTAAATCCATATCGAAATTTTGTTCATAGAAATAAAACGCTATTTCATCAAGATAATAATAACTTTCAGTTTTACATTTCTTTAAATATTTATTAAAGTTATATACTTTAATTTCAAAAGTAAATTCTTTAGGAAGAAGATTATATTTAATCAACATCTGCATATTTTGGAGAGTTAATCTTTTTTTCTTATCAGTAATAGAATCTATATAATCTCTCATTATAGTTATTCTATCTTTTCCGAAACTATCAAAAGCACCAGACTTAATCAAAATAACCATTTGAGGTTTATTCACTTTTACTTTTGATAAAAAGTCTTTGATAGAAGTATAAGGTCTATTATTAATTATTTGATTAACTAAATCGTCTCCTATTCTATTAATTCCTTTAATACCATAAAGGATTTTACCTTGCTCTCTATCGGGAACAAAAGTAAAAGGAGATTTATTAATATCTGGCGGCGAAAGTAAAACACCTTTTTGTTGCATCGTTCCTATTGCAGTAGCTATTTTACCATAGTTAGTATTTCTTGCTTTTTTCTTATTCTTTTGATCAGTCTCTTCTTCTTCTGATTCGTCATTGCTATTATCATTACTATCTGATAGAGATACAAGTTCGGAAATAGCGCTTTCATCATTTTTATCATTTCTAGTGTTGTCATTTTCTTCTTCCTCTGCATCTTCATTACCTCCACTGTTTGTGATTAGGCAAGCGCAATTCCAATAGATACTTGGAAATTGCATTGCTAAAATAAGTGTTTGTATACCAACAAAACTATATGCGAGTGAATGAAGAATGGAAAAACTGTCATATAATCACATATTCCTATGTGTACTGACTATATTTTAACTCGTTCTAACTAGAACGCCAATACCCGTTTCAAGTACTGTGTCAATAAGTACCTTACTCAAAGATTAACCTTTGATAGTCGATACAGGCTTCATCTTAAAGGATATATCAAATTATCATCTTTATGGGTCTCTCCATTGTTTATTCTTCTAACTGTCTCTTGACTAACGCCAGTTTCAAGCATTATTTCTGCTTCTGAACAAGAAGAATTTATTAAAAGTTGTTTGACTCTGTCTGCTTTCATTTGATAAATATTTTTTTCTCGAATTGGATATTTCTCAGATAGACCTTTTCTTAGAGTTCCTCTATTAATTTTTTTTACTGTTGAATAACCAATATTTAATTTATCTGAAATTTGCTTTAATGATAATTCTGAATATTTTAATAAATCAATCAATTCTTGGTAGTCTTGGTTTGTTTTATAATATTTACGAATTGGATATTGTTCTTCTTCTTTTTTAAAAAATATGCCATTATTTATCATTGAAAGATATGATTCTCCAATTTTATATTTATAACAAATATCTTTAGTAGGTTCTCCTTTTTTTAAAGCATCTTTTATTTTTTCTGCCTCTGTCTCATCAATCTTTCTTTCAATTCTAACACCGTCTCCTCCTAAAGTTAGATTATATCCTCCATTTTTAACAAAAGAATTTAATTCTTTTATCCAAAATTTTTCTCTTTCATTTACAAAGTCGGCATCTTTGCTGTCTATTTCTTCTAAAACTTGAAAAGAAAAATTATCTAATCCATATTCTCTTAATTTTTTATGAAATAGTAAATTATAATCTTCTCTGTTAGAATTTAAAGCAGAACACTTATGTTCTCTTCTTCTTCTTTCAATATTATTTGTTTGACCAATATATTTATGATTGTTTATTATATTAGTATAGCAATAGATATAGTACATTTCACACCTCTAATTGCTATTTATAAGATGATTCCCACGGGATCGTCCTTCTTATAAATAGTTTTTATTTTTCTATTTTATAAGTGTTGGATTCAACCGTTAGCTCTAATATTTTAGAACCCCTCTGACAAGAGGAAAGGGTATTTGATAGGGCAAGTTTCTTACCCCATTTGGGGACCCATAGTAGTCTCCCATACGTATTCTCCAAACCTCTTATTTGGACATTGAGAAATAAATTTTTCTTTTAACTCTGGAATACGGCTCATTTGTTTTTTAGCTACAATTTTACGAGCATCATTCGCTTCTTTAAGAGAAAATCTAGCGATATCCTTATCCATACATATTAGCATAAGGTCTTCTTGCATCGCAGGAGTGCCATATCTTGGCAAATAATATTTCTCAAGAATACTAATTTCTTTATCAGAAAGACCTCTTTCTTTAACTTCTTTATACCATTCGTTAATATTATTCTTTAAACGAGTATATCTATCTAAAGGTCTTTCTTTATCTTTTTCTCCCATCAATCTCATTAATGAATTTGCCATCATCATTTCAATAGGATTATTTGGTTTAATCTGCTTCGCGGCTTGAAGTCCGACATCACTGTTAAATTGAAAAACGTCAAGGACACTTCCTTCAGATAGCGCTTTCCAAACTCTCTCGTCTTTAAGATTAATTACTTCAGGATGGAGGTATTTTTCATAGGCGGCGCGCAGAGACAAATCTGCTGGAATTTCATTATCCTTCTGTAATAATTCTATACAGTTAATAATTTTGTCGCATATTTCCGTAACTAAAAAATCGTATTTAACGTCTCCTAAACACTCGTCCATATGTAAATCAAATTGTGTTGTTAAATCTCCACTAGGACTTCTCATTATTGCGCTTGTTTCCCAAGGCGATTCATTATAAAGAATTACTCCACTAGCGTGTTGACCTCTTTGACAAACAAGACCTTCGATAGAAGTCATTATATCTAAAAGACCATCGTACTTCTTTACTTCTTGCAAAAAGGCTTTAACAGGTTTTCGTCCTTTTTCTTCATTACCATTAATAACATCATTTAATGACCATAGGAAGCCTCTCTCTGCTGGTATAAGACTTGTCATATATTGTCCAATATCAACGTCAATACCACTAGGAAATTCTTGAGAACGATATCCTCTACAAGCAGTTAAAATCGCACTTCGAGTGCCTTCTGTTCCAAAAGTCGCAACTTGAACGACGTTTAATTCTCCGCGTTCTTCTCTAATTTTCTTAAAAATTAGTTTTCGTTTACTTGGCGCTAGATCGATGTCTATATCAGGCAATTCAATTCTTTCTTTATTTAAAAATCTCCAATAATCAAGATTCCACTTTACAGGATCTAATTGAGTTATACCTAAGAGATAATTAGATAGAAATCCGACAGCAGAGCCGCGACCTGGTCCAACAATACTTCCACACTTCCAAAACAAATCAATATAATGTTGAAAAGTATTAAAATAAGCAAATAGACAGTTTCCTAATTTATTACTTATCGTTTTAATTACTTCTGCTTCTGTTTCAATTCTACTAATATATTCTTCTTTAGTCCTATTTATTTTAAAAATAGGATTTTCTTTATCAATAGAATCTAAATCTAAATTTTCCCAAGGCTCACGTTTCATTAAAGAATCTAGGCATTCGTTAATCCAATATCGCTCTTGAATATTATCAGAAAGAAGGAGTTCTTTAATTGTCCTCCAATTATTATCTAATTCGTCTTTTAAAGAATTGTTTACTCCAAAATAACTTAGACTCTTAGGATAATCTTTCACTTTTACTTCAGGGATTATGGAATTATGAAATAAATCATATTCTTCTACCTTATTGTAGATTTCCATCGTATTCGCGCAAAGTTCTTTAAATTCTTCTTCTGTAAAATCAGAAGAAATATTACCGAACATTTCAATATTATCCATTAAGTGAGTCGTTGCGTAAAAATCATCTACTTCGCGCTCTCCCTCTTTAGAATTAAGATACGATTTATGGATTGGTCTATCTTTAGCGGTCAAATAATGCGCATCTGTAGTAATAATCATTTTGATATTAAAAGCTTTCGCGATATCTTTGATTCTTCTATTAAATGCGATTTGTTCTTTAGAATATTTATTTGGTTGAATTTCTATATAGAAATCTTCTCCAAATAAATCTAAACAAAAATTTAAAAAATCAGAGATTTGAGTCTTAGTTTCAATAATACTTTTTTCTGTATCTAAACCGCCAAGTTGTTCAAGACGAATTAATTTTAAAACTAAATTTGCGAGTTCTCCGCCAAGACAAGCGGTTGAAGCAATAATATGACCTTTATTAGATTTAATAATTTTAGAAAGTTCTTCTTTTAAAGTGGGAACTCTTTCCATCCCTCTGTCAAAGTATGAATTATACCAGCTTTGAGAAGATAATTGTCTAAGTTGCTTGTGACCGATTGTATCTTTTGCGATTAAAATAAAATGAAAGTATTTTTGAGATTTTTCACGAGTGTTAGTTAAATAAATCTCATTTCCACATAAGCATTTAAAATCTTGGGGAATTTTGCCTTCTTTTTTTAAGCTTTCTTCTAATTTTAACCACTCTACGTGTCCACTAAGAATTTCGTGGTCTGTTAATGCTATTCCTTTTAATCCTATCTTCGCTGCAGTTAGGATTAAGTCTTTTGGACGATTAATCGAATCTAATAAACGAACGTTGCTAAAATGGCTATGCGCGTGAGTTTCGCATCTTTGAATATCTTGCAAAAATAGGTCAACTCCTTTCTTTACTTTTATAATATAATTATATCATTATTTCTATTAAAAATCAAAGATAGAATTTTCAGAAATATTATAATCTTTAATTAAAATTTGTGGAGATTCTTTACCCATCCAGCTATTAATATTTGGTGTTCCTATTATCGTAAGAGAAGAATTCTCATTTTTAGATAAATCTTCAATTAACTTGTCCGCTTTAAACATAATAAAAGTAATATCATTTTTAGTAATACGAATAGTATTTTTGTTCCCACCGCAAATAGAAAAATCTTTTGGAGAAATCATAATATCTTCAACTACAATAAGAGGTTCTTCGCATCCTTTTCCAAAAATAGTATTATCTTGACATAAGTCAAAAATCATATTATTTAATTTGTCTAAATTAGTGCTATCAATGCAGAAATCTGCGCTATATATCCCCTCATCAAAATTAATATCTTTTAATTGTTTGTTTGCGTAAGAAATAAATTTATCAATATTTTTATAAAGTAGAGAATATCCTGCTGCATTGGCGTGACCTTCTGCATATTCAAATAAATTACTATCAATTAAGAATTGACGTAAATCGCTTAATCCTCCATTATTAACACCTCTTAAACTTCCCTTTAAATATCCATAGTCATCTTTTCTCCCTAATAATACTGGCTTATGGAATTTAGAAACAATTTTCATAGCCAATAAGCCCGTTAAAGTTGTATCAATAGAATCGTCTTCTATTTCAGAAATAATTATAGCATTTTCATTTAACCCATTTTTCAGAATATCAAAAGTGATTTTTTCTATTGCTTTATCAAGCATTCTGTTTTGGCGCGCCCGCGCATTACTGCAATTTCTTGCATTTTGTTCTGCAACTGATTCAAACTGACCTTCAACCACTTTATTTCTACTAATTTTAGGAATCATTTCATTGCCATTTATAAAAGCTTTAAATAGTAATTCTTTTTCGGCGGGCTTGCCGACTCTTATTATTGCATTTACTAAAGGAGTTATATAAAAAGATACGTCTGTAGGAGTTAAATTATCTTTATCTTTTATAGAAAAAGATTGTTTATTTATTAATTCTATTAAACCTGGATTTTTTATATTAGATAAACCTTGAGAAATAATATATCTATTTTCAAGATTATTTATGTTCATCATATCTCCAATAATCCCCACTGCGGCGAGGTCAATAAAATTGTCTGCTTTATTAACTCCTAATTTATAATCTAATGCTTTAAGAAATTTGAATACCACACCAGCACCAGACAAATCTTTATTAGAATAAGATTCGGATAGTTGGTTATTTACAATAATTGCGTCCTCACTATACTTTTCTGCTTCGTGATGGTCTAAAACAATAACAGGTATTCCTACATCTTTCAGTCTCTTATGATATTCATAATCATTACTACTAGCATCTGGAATTAACACTAAATCAATTTTTTGTTGAGAATTTTCGATTTCTTCTATCATATCCTCTAAACCGTGTTGTTTGCCTGAGTGGATTTTATAATCTAAATTAGCTTTAGGAAATTGTTCAAGAATATAATTATATAACATTGCCGAAGAAGTAAAACCATCTTCATCGCAGTCAATTATAAAAAGTATATTTTTTTCTTCTCTTAGTTTATTTATTAATAAATCAGTTGCTTCTAAAATATTGTCTAAACCATTAAAATCTAGCAAATTTTTTTCTGTAGGATTTAAAAAATCTTTATAATTATTAATACCTCTTTCTTTTAATAAATTTTCTAGATAGTTATCAGTTATCCTATAATTACATTTATATTTCATTTAACTTAAAAAACTCCTCACTTTTATTCTCCTTTCATACAGCTCTAAAAAAATATTTTTCCCTCTATCGATTGGCGAATCTTTTTCTTTTAATAATTTCTCTTTGTCAAAAATAAATGAAAAATTACAATAATTAGAATATTTTTTACAGATATTCTCTAATTTATGGAAGTAATTTCGACCTTTCTCACTATTATAATTTTGATATTCTTTATCAAAAGCAATAATTATTTCTTCTAAATCAAAATTACTTAATAATATTTTTAACTGACTTTTATTAAAAGAACTCCCGCAAGCCGCGCAACTAATATTATCTTGGAAAAAGTCATTATATTTAATAACAGATTTTTCCCCCTCAAAAACGATAACTTTCTTTTTTTTCTTTATCCCATCTTTACTAATATTAAGACCATAAAGGTTAGAAGAAAGAGGATGGTTATACCATTTACCTTCGATTTCTACAGGCTTATATTTCCCAAAATTCTCGGCTTCGTCTTTATCAAGCGCGCGACCCCTTATCCCGATTAATTTTCCCTCTATATTATAATGGGGAATAATTATTTTATTCCGAGAAATAGAATATAATATATTATATTCATCCATACTCTTGCGAGAAATTCCTTCTGCAAGCCATTCTACAGGATAATGTTTGTCAAAAATATTTAAAATATTATTATCAAAAAATTCTAAATCTGGCGTTCTTTTTTTCTTTGAATATTTATCGCTAATTTTTTTATACTCATTATTTTCAAAGCTAAGAAGAGAACTATCTATGTTTGTTTTATTTAAAATAAAATTTAAAATTTCTGAGAATTTAATATTTTTGTTTCTTAAAGAATTTACTTTTTCTATCAGAGTAAAAATATTAAAAGACTCATCGCATTCTGTATAGCAATTAAAAAGTCCAGTATTCTTATAATAATAAAGCTTCATACTAGCTTCTTCTGAATTTAAATTATGACAAATAGTAGGGAAGATTATATAATCTTCTTTATTTTCGTACCTGTCCGCGCCGAGTTCTAATACTAATTTAATTATATCTTCGTCTGTTAAACTTTTTTGTAGTTCTATTAAATTAATTTTCTCCAAAAAGAACCTCTCTTCTTATAATAAATTTCCAAATATAGAAGGCTCAGGAATTATATTATCAAACTTATATTTAGTAGGTTTATCTTCTTTTATAACCTTGTCTTCTATTTTTTCTTTAATTTCTCCGTCATTTAACAGAGAGATAATAGCATCTAGTTCTCCAATACTTCCTTCCTCAAACATAATTTGAATAGGTTGAAAATTTGGAATTTCTTTAAAACTTGCATCTGTAATAAATAGGTCTTTTTTACGGCAAGTTCCTAAATCCATATAACTCCAAATTCTCACATTATTATACCTACCCCTTCGAACTTTATAAATATCTGTAACTTGATTGGGGTTAACACCGGTTTTTTGAATTAAGATACTTAGAGTATTTAACTCTTCAGGAGTAACTTGCATTGTAATTGCGCCGATATCAATTTTATCTGCAATGCTCTTAGCGCCTCTTAAACAAGTCTGATTTTTAATACCTTTTTTATCGTCAATATCACCATTTACTTGTGTAGCAGACATTATAAATACGTTTAATTCTGCCGCAAGGTCTTTCAGAGTCGTAGAGAGCATCATGAGTATAACGTCTTCTCTCAGGCGTAAATCTCTAAACTCTCCTAATAAACCCGGGCTTGAAAAAATATAATCATAAAATATATTTTCAATTTCATTAAGTAAACAATATTTTCTAATCTCTACTTTTACTTGATTAATTGTTGGGTCTGGTAGCTGTATAATAGTAAAATTATCTTCATATATATTCATTAATTGAATTGCCTTGTATAAAAGTTCTTCTTCTTTCTCATTAAAATTACCATAAAGTATTCTTTCTTCGTTAATATCAGTCAAGTAAGCTAAAATCATAGTTTGTATTTCATCAGGTTTTTGCTCTGTCCCCACATAGAGAACTTTTTCACAATTCCCACAATTTTCCCACATATCTGTTTGAGAATTATACCTTATAGGATAAGCAATATAGCAAGCGTCTCCTATCATACTTCTTGTTTTACCTGTGCCAGTTCCGCCAGAACGAAGATAGAATTTTCCTTTTCGAGCCCCTCTCACAACAGTATTAAAGATTTCTCCTTGACAATTAACGCCTATTTCAGGACTTTCTCTTAAATTCTTTAACAAAGATTCGATACCTTTGTTTGCTTTTATAGAACGAGTATTTGTTTTATCTTCATAGAGAGATTCAACTTTTGTCAATTCTGTTTTAACGCTATTAAAAATATCCTGAACGGACATTTCTTCAAATCTTTTAATTTTATCTTCTTGATTATCCTCAAGAATACTTTCAGGATAGATTTTATTAGTATTAAAACCCATTATTTTTAAATCTAGAATAGCATTATAT